GTTTGATTGATGCGGTGAGGGAGAGTGAATACAAAGAAGTCATTACCAACGACAACTACGACAAATTACCAGCAACCCACCCTGACCACCCCGACTACATGCGCCTGGTGGTGCATCAGATGGATTAAAGATTTTGTTAGTTAAATTATAGTCCGCATTTCTATGCGGGCTTTTTTTACTAACTTTACATCGGTTTTTGAGTGGAAATATTTGGGGCGACCATTTCTATGGTTGCCCTTTCTTTTACCCACCTCTCACCCGTCATATTCTTAGGGCTTGTATTATCCACATGCACCGTTGCCACAAAACCATTGATGTAATCCGATACTGCTATGTTGCAATTCTTTTGCGTAAAATCAACATCATATCCGACCATCTTAGTTTGATACGGGTTGCGCTCCCAAAATGCCCGAGTATGGCACATAGTAGCCCCAAACAGACACTTATCATACGATGGGTATGTGTATGACCACAATTCGGGTTCTTTGTAGAAATACGCTTTCTTCAACCCCGCAACGTCTGCGCCACTACGCATAAGCAGGTCAACCATTATACTGACCCAATCCGAGGCGTACCAATCATCGCTATCCATATTCACTATCACTTCGCCACGACACGATGCAATCATATCGTTACGCTTCCTGCCCGTATTAGGTTCATCGGCATAACTCATTACATGCTCAATGTTCGGATAGTCTTGCGATTCGACTATCCGATACATCCGCTCATTAAACAACGCCCTGTCGTGTGTCGTAGGCGTTATGATACTAACCAAAGGCTGCATCTTCATAAATCAGCATGTCGCTTGTTAACTCCAATTTATCCAACAACGTGCGATACTCCGCCACAGATTCGTACTGTATCTGTACCATTTCGGATAGCAGGTTAAACGCTGATATATCCATCGCCATTGCTGATGTGGCATCTATCTGATACGCTTTGTACAGATTCGCCTCCAACTCATACGCATTACGCAACAGGTCGGGCAAGTTCCTGAAACTTACCTGTATCGAAACTGTCGGCATTGAATAACTGATATTCCAATCGTTCAGGTACTTCTGCAACTTCAATGAGTGCTGCAATTCTGATTCTGCCTCTGCCGCAAAGTATGCAGCCGCTTTACTGAATCCCGCAATGTCGCACCAATTCGATGCGTTACGGTAGAACAAGTGCGCCTTGTATTCGTCTTGCATACGTGCGACTATTGCAGGACGTATGTCGTTTATCGGATTTAGAAATTCCATATTAGTCGTTTTGATTTGCAGGGTTGCCGTTCGGTTGTGGTTCTTCGGTCTTTCCCGATTCTTCTATACCCAACGACTCACCGTTTTCTTTTTCTTTTATGTATTGCTTCATAACATCTGAGAAGTCGCCATTATCCAACATCTCCACCGCCTGTTCAAACGTAATCAATGGCATGTTCTTGCTGTTCTCGGGCAACATTTCACGGATTGCCTTAACTTCCTTGAATGGGTCAATATGCGGAACTGCATCACCCGCCCAACGTGCGCAACGATACGCAGACAATGCCATCTGATTCTGTTGCGCCAATGCTGTGAGATACCCGTCCAATTTCACCTGACCCGATAACACCCACGTATCTAAACAGAAGTTATACACCACCTGATAGAATTGCTGCGCAAACTTATTACGCTTTACTTTCAACGTATGCTCAAAGTCCTTTATTGCCGCCCTTGATGCAGAGTAGTTACTATTGTACTTACTCATTATCACTTCGGGTGGATAGCCCGCAACCGCACAAACGATGTCAAAGTTAGTCGTATAGAAGTCGGTAAACCCATTCTCTTGCTTTGATTCGTGCATCACCAACTTAGCCCCGTTCGGCATGTTGTATGCCTGATTCTCACTTGTCGCAGTTACCCTGTTTGCTAAGTTCTCACCGTAACTATCTGTCGGCAGGTCGGTTTGCGGCCCGAAACCTGCGGCTTGTGCCATCTGCCCTACCAACGGATTCTCACCCGTACTAAACGCTTCATGTTCGATACTGAACGCAATCTTTGCCCTGCTTTCCGCACCCGCTACCATTGCCTCTTTATACCTTGCCATCTTAGCGGCAGTTTCCATAACGGCTGTAATCAACGGAATACCCCTTGCGTTATCTATGCGGTATTTTAGCCCGTAAATCAGTCGTGCCATCTCTGTGTATGGGTACTTGTCCAAACGGGCAGGAATGCGCTCGTAATCGCCAATAACATCGCCTGACAACCCTTTGAATACCCAATACGCTACGTGGTTGCCTTTGGGGTCTAATTCAACACCGTTCCGAACCCTGTTTTTCGTTTCGGGGTTAAACACGTCCATCGTATTCGATGCGCCGAACATTTGAGGTGTTTTCAGATGTGTTCCGTCAATCAGTTGCACTTTCGGCATGCCGTTCTCCAGTCGCATCACCAACAACACACCACCACCTACATCGCTGTTTATCCACGCTTCTGCCGCTATCTCGTGCAATGTTCTGTTGCCTGCATAGTCGCAAAATGTATTATTTGCATACACATAGAACAAACTCTCAACGGTGTTGTTAAATTCCTCTGAATCTACGTTATCCCCGTACATCTTCAACACATCGGTTTCAGGGCTTGCTTGCAACTTCAATCCCGACCCGATTCCCCACATAGCGGAACGGGTGAACAATGCCTGACACACATCAGATTCAAGGTACAACTGATGTCCACGCATACGCAATGCAACGTGGTCTATCACGTACTTACGTATCGGGCCGATACCACCGAGGTCTTTCTCCCCGTCAAAGTTCATTTGGAACACACGGTTGTACCCCGCATAGCCGGGCGCAAGTCCGATGTTCGTAGCCGCCTGTGGTTGTGGTTCCTCCTTAGATTCAACCTGCGGGGCTTTTCTTATTTCAAAACCGAGTATTTTCATTATACGTTGTATATTCTCCAGTTAGGCATGTTTTTACTATCCATCAGTCGGCTCATGCGACCATTCTTAGCGTTGATGTAGTATTGCTTTACCCTTATCAATGCCTGATGCGATGCGCTCAATGCTTGCAAATCCTTATACCGTACCGATATTTTTGTCTGTCCATCGTCCAAACGGTATTCCTCCATGTTTGCCGTCGTGGCTGCTTTAGCCATCGCCGCAAGCAATGTGAGGATAATAGAATCAATCGCAGCAATCGCATTCGCAATCGTTGTCGGATTCTCTGTTTGCTCTATATCGGATTTATTAAACCACACTAACATATTAATTCACTTTTATTTTTGTTGTTTTAGACGATGTGAAATTGGGCGCAACAGGCGCAACATACGTACCGCCAAGACCTGTAATAGCAGTCGATATTGCGGTATTCTGCAATGTCAAATATGCCTGTATCACCGAATTAAACTCCGTCCATTTAATCAGATTGTTCGTGTATGCACTCGGATTGTCGCTATCCCCTATTAGTACCGTTCCATCATTCCTCAACCACACATTGTACTTGAATGTTCCCGAACTATCAGTAGCAAATATACGTGATTCCCCCGTTTCTGCTTTCTGCTTGTTGTTGATATATCCGATGACAACGGGGCTGCCAACGGTAGTGGTATTGCAATACACCCCGTTCACATTAGATATTGGATTCCCGTCATATCCCCACGGCATAGATTCGCTTGCCTCACGCACATCGTCCTTGCCAAATAAAAGGGCTTTAACCTTCCGTTTGAGGTTACTGATTGATGTGCCTGCCGTTGTAAATATCGCTATCATGGTTGGTCGAATGGTGTTATGACTGCGTGCGCCCCGCTTTCGCTGTATGGCACAGTCAGATTGGTTCCTGTAAATACATTTTTCACATCCCCCTGTGTGTAACATTCGGGCAATACACAATACAATGTCGCTGTTTCTCTGTTGTTGTCGCCCCGCAAATCCACCTGCTCCACAAACCAACGTGAACGCTCATACAGGAATATGTCGGGGTTCTGTACGGTTACAATCCTATTCGGTTTAACCAATTGCCCGTTCAACTCCCATCCCTCTATGTCTATCTTCAATCGCACGTTCTTTAATTCCTGCGATAGATACTGCCTTGCTGTGAGCGGGGTGGTGTTGTCATCGCCTGTTTTCTGCACATATACTGCGGGTCGGTAGCCTGTGTCGAATGGGGCAGTTTTAACGTAATACGCTTTAGATAGCACGTATGGGTTCTCTACGTTGTTCTGACTTGCATTGTCTGTATTGACATTAGCCTGACCAACTGTCCATAGTCTATTGTGCATCTTCTGCCCGTCAAACGACAACTCCATACCAGTTACAGGTATTGACCCGTTGAAGTTATACATCGGCTCTTGATTCACATTAGCCCGTGTCAGTAATAGGTCGCCATCGGGGGTGTGGGTGAATACAATATTTCTGCCCTTGCACAATGTAGCGATAAACTCACGTATCGTTTGGTCGGGTTCAATCGTAGGGGCATTAGGATATACTGTATCGGCCTCGGTAATACCCGAATCAACGACCAAGTTCAAACTATACGGATTCAATATCTGTTCAATAATCTGCCGCAAATTCATGCCCTGAAACTGCTTACTATACCCCACCTCTATCTGACAATCTTCCAACACGCCTGACCTTGTATAACCCGATACGGATATAGCCTGCACAGTAGGTGCGCTACGCATTACCTGACCAATGGTAGTGCCTGTGATAAGCGTTTCTCCGTTGTGGTCTATGACCACTTTGTTGTATGCGCCTGGCACAAACAACTCACGGTCTGACGGACTTGCAGGATTGAAATAGAACGACACAGAAAATGGCGATGCCACCGCATCGAACCTAAGCGATACGGTAATATCAAGCCACTTATCTATGACCCTATTTGCTACCTTTACCCGCATTCACGACTTTTACAAAACGCTTGAAATAATGCAGATTACCCACCACAAAGTAGTGTTCCCATCCGTCACGACCATACTCGTTCAGGTCGGCTGCTCCCATGCTTAGTTGCGCAACTATTTTATACTCCCACATAATATACTAAATCTCTACCTTTTTTGATTTGCAATATTTCATTCAGGCAAATGTTATTTTCGTCAATCACCCTCTGTATCGTACTATCATCAGGTAACAGTCCATAGAACTTGTACGCCATCAGTATTACGTTCGTATCTTTCTCCGTCCTGTATATGCGCTGCTGTGCCGCATTTTCAGCCAACAACAACAGATTCGATATTGTGTACTTCACCAACACGCTCGTTTCAAATATGCCACCAAAATTAGGCGCATAGCTATCGGGGGTATCGTTTGTAGGGGTAGAGATAGTGTCAAGGTTCGTAACGTAACTATTCCATGCGTTGACGATGTAATCTGCCACCTGCAATACTTCGCCACGACTACGATAGTCTGACGATGTAATGTTGGTTACAGTAGCCGTACACATGGTAGTCAGTACCGTACCCGCATTGTTCTCGTACAACCGCTTCTGTCTTGGCGTAGTGAATGAATCGTACAATGCCTCAAACTGACCGACAAGGAAAGATACACGGTTGTTGATGTTGTTCGCAAATGATGCAGGCAGGTTAATTAACTGCTGCATTGACCGTATCGCCTGAAATGTACCCGATGCGGCTGATTCTATTCTGCCTAACGCCCTGCTGTACGCATTGGCTGCCGCAACCGCATCTGCCGTAGTTCGTGCAAACGCTGTCGCTGCTATCTTAAATCGCTCTGCATTGGTCTGCATTGCCGATATATCCGTTGCCTCTGCATACGGTACAGCAACCTCATAAGCTGTGGCTGTTGTGATGTCGGTGGATAGCTGTTTTGCCTTAATTGTTTCAACTGGGTCAACATTGATTTTAGGTCGTGTATTTGCCCCCAATGTTTCCATCACGGAACAAATAATCTTGCTGTCGTTGTAGTCCCTGTCGTCTATGTCAATCGAAATCGGCTGCACGTACAACGCACCATACATCGGGTGCGAAATCTGCCACGGATACGGATACTCTGAATCAGCCATGAACGCAGTCGCCCTGTCGATATTCTCCGATCCCTGAAAATGTATTTCAAGGCTGTACCTGCGACCCATCGGCTGACCACGCTTAACTAATGTGCCTCGCTGATTCTTGAAGTTAAACTCTGCAATATTGTATTCAACAGAACGCCTTGCATTTAGCCAGTTAGGGACATAATCGACCCGCTTTGCCGTTTTCAGGTTATTACCTACGGTCAAAGTGATGGTAAAATCTTTCTGTATCTTATCTAACCAACTCATTTGTATTTTTCTAATTGCTTAGTTGCCTCTTTGATATAATACTGCTCTATTTTCTTCGCACTTTGCTCGCTCGCTGTCCGCATAAAATTAGTCTTTTTTACGGATACTTTACGCTTCGCCTTTACTTTGTATATCGCTGTGCTGTTTACCTTTGTGTCCTTTCCGACCCGCTTAACCGAATTTATCACCAACAAGCTGCGATTGCCGTTTTTCTTATCTTGCCCAAGTACAAAACCGCCTTTTTGAGCGTAGATAGCAGATAAGATAAACGCCTGCTTGCCTTTGACTTTTAAACGGCTTGATTTGGCATTAAATATGGCTTTCTTTATCGCTGCTAACCTGTACTTGTTTGATACCCTGCGTTTGTAACTCTTGCCTGCCCTTGCCGCATCAACGGGGATAAATGCACGCTTATCAATCATGCCGCCTTCTTCTTGTTGCTCCAAGTCGTCTGTTGCTCGTCCTGTTTCCTTTGCGGCATTACCTTTCATGAATCCTACGGTAGCAACCATTGTGGATATATTAAATCCCTCGGCAGGCTTAACCTTAGATTGCGCCTTAAAGAACGTAGGCGCACGCTGCACAAACTTCTTTGCCGTCTGTGGCATCGTATTCGTCTTAACATCAAAAGCTGCATCATTCAGGCTTTTACGCACAGCAACAGGCAGAGCGGACTTATGTATCCGCTCCAACCTTGCCGTATGCTTTACGACCGCATCAGCATCTATGTTAAGGGTTAGATTCATTAGTCAATTTCAAAGGTAATTGATATGTCGAAAGAAAGCGCACCAGTAGGGAACGGGTTTGCGCCTCCATCATAAGTAAGAGTAAGCAATATGGGGTTTGCGCCTAACTGTATTTCTCCTGCCACTTTGTTATTGACAATTAACGGGTATAGTCCGTTAGTGTTGCTTGCTATGGTAAGCCCCCCAAGAGAGGCAACGTTTACCTGAATGCTGCCCACAGT